GCCATAAAAGCCACTTTTCCTAGGTTTTCGCAAGAGGTTGAGGGTTTTATGACCGAAGCTACCTACCCAGAACTGTACCAAGATGTAGTAGACTTTGTAGACGAGTGGCTATTCAACAATGTTGACACTAACCCCTTGACACACAACAACCTGCCAAGTAAAATACAGTAACAATCTTATGGAGGAATGATGAACGATTTTAAGAACATGAAAATCCGCACCACAGACCCTGCCACTGCACAGAAAGTCCAAGAGGCGCTGTATAAACTTGACTACTTCTGGCACGAAATGGTGCCAGATTCGTCCGAGTACAAATTCTTGGATGATTGTTATGGAATTAAAACATACGGTGACGGGTGCATTGTACGTTTTAGTCTTAATGAGCAGGATGTGGAAGAAGGATTTAAGCACGATGACTCGGAGGAATACATTCTCACTCCACAAGGAACCTTTATGAAGCCAGAAGATTATTTCAAACAGCCTGAGACGCCTCCCGTCAAACAGCGTAGCCCCTTTTTCGGTCTGAAACCACGACGCATTCACGACAAAGAGCGTATGCAAGACCTGCTGGAAGAAATGTTGCGATATGTTGAGGCTGGATGGTTGATTCCTCATGAATGGGTGAACGAGTTGGCTGAACTGAGTGTACGACAAGAATGGGTGGAGAAATGAAACTTACTAAGAAAGCCCTTCTAGCAGCAACGCCAGATGTCAACTTTGATGTGTGGGCAAGTTTTGAAGTGGAAGGTGTGGGCAAATACTATTGGAGTGGCGACGGTCCGTCTGAAGAAGAAATTGCAGCACGCCGCAAGGCTCTTGATAAACGCTTTGTTCTGCTTTATGGCGATTATACATACGAGGACTACTCAGGAGACGCTTACGTCCTCGGGTATGATAAACAAGAAAAGAAATTCTTTGAAGTGCATGGTGGTCATTGCTCCTGCTATGGACTAGAAGGTCAGTGGGATGTGGAACATTGTTCTTTGGAGGAGTTGGAGGAGATGATCGCGCGCCGCTTTAAAGAACGGGAAAAGTATTCGTATTACTCTCGGGCCGCGAATTGCAGCACAGAGTTTGAGAATTGGCTTAAGAAGGCTGTGGAGGGGCAACAATGATGCAAGAACAAGTGTGGAGCCATGACGGGGAATACTTCGCTTACGATAGTCTCGGAGAATTGCTGGACAATTATGGCGATGATATTTCTTACGGCAGCAGTGTGTATGTAGGAGATAAAGTGGATGCGTATAAGGACAGTCTTCACCTAGTAGATGCTGATGATGTTGTTGAGATGATATCAGAACGAACTTGGGACAACTTTGGGGAATGTGCAGAAGATTACCCTAATGTGGGAAAGGAAGCTCTTGAAGAATTGAATAACATGCTCAAAGGCTGGATTGAGAAGCATTGCAAGCCTTCGTTCTATTGGATTAAGAATGTACGGGAATATGTAGTTACTGAGGAGGATATTAAGAATGCAAACTAGCAGTCTTATCCAGCGCCAATTGCGCATCAACGCTCAAGTGATTCAAGGGCTGTCTGAAGAGCTTGCAAAATTGAAGTTTTATCGCCGAATGTGCTATGAAGAGGGCGAGCTGGAGCATGCGAAATTATATAGTCCGTACATCCTTAAGTTTGAAAACAAGCTTAAGAAGATGCATGAACTGCAATCTGCGTTGAAGAAGCGGCTGAAGCGGAGAGTGTTGGTGGCTTCATATTATGAGTGAATAGGAGGAAGCATGGCAAACATTAAAATTCCAGCTTGGGATTTTGCAGAGGCGTTAGGATTGGTGTACGTTGGCGAGGAATATGACGAATACAAATGCTACTACATTCGCAAGTTTAATTTCCATAGCAAGGAAATTATTGACGAGGCTTGGCGAGAAAATGACGAGGATGCTAAAGAGGCTGTAGCAGAAGGTTTGTTGCGGGAAATTGGTAAGAAGCTTTCGGAGATGATTTAACAGGAGGGGTTGTGGGGAATAGGAAATGGGTATTTGACATCGAGACTTACCCGAACGTATTCACTTTCAGCGTTATCCGTGAAGACGGAAAATTCGCCAACACTTTTGAGGTGAGTGCTCGCAAGAATGAAACAAACAGGATTTTTGCTTGCCTAGATTATATTGCAAATGAAGATGACTTCCTTGTTGGTTTCAACAATCTGAACTTTGACTATCCTGTTCTCCACAAACTTCTTGCCATTCGTGATAGGCTTCCTGTGAAGGGAGAGACGATTGCAAAGCGAGTGTATAAGTTTGCACAAGAACAGATCGAGAGCATGAAGGGTGAGTTCGCCAACACTGTGAAAGCTGAAGATCGTCATGTAAAGCAAATCGATTTGTTCAAGGTTCACCACTTCGATAACAAAGCGAAGATGACCAGCTTGAAAATGCTGGAATTCAATATGCGCGAGAAGAACATTGAAGACCTTCCGTTTCCTGTTGGAATGGAATTAAACAGTGAACAGATTGACACACTGATTAAGTATAATGCTCATGACGTTAAGATGACGTTAGCCTTCTACAAACACAGCATTACACAAGTGGAGTTTCGTGAGCAGCTTACCGCGAAATACGGTCGTGACTTCATGAACCACAATGATACGAAGATCGGCAAGGACTACTTCATTATGCGACTGGAAGAGAGCAAGATTCCGGTGTATAAAATCGTAGATGGTAAGCGTAAGATGAATCAGACGAAACGAGACAGTATTCGTATTAAAGATTGTCTTTTCTCGTATTACGATTTCAAACGTCCTGAATTCATTGCTGTCAAAGACTGGCTTTCGAAGCAGGTTATTCGTGAAACCAAAGGTGTGTTTTCCGATATTGAAGAACACAAACTTGGCGATGTAGCGAAATACGCTGAAATGGTTGTGAAGCGGAAGAAATGGAAAGCTGAACCTACTAGGGCAGAATACGACCAATTCAAACGTGAACATCCTTGCGGGTGGTTTGACAAGGTGGAATTGAAGGCAAAGAAGAAAGGGGAAACACAATATTCATATTGGGCGTGTTATCGTGTAGCGGAAAATTTGAATGTTGTAGTTGATGGGTTTCGTTTTGACTTTGGTACTGGTGGAATTCACGGTAGTTTGAATAGCAAGATTGCGAAGCAGACGAGCACTTATCAGATTGTAGACGCTGACGTTAGCTCAATGTACCCGAACATTGCAATTGCTAATAACGTCTATCCCGAACACTTGTCGAAGAAGTTTTGCGAGATTTACAAAGACGTTTACGAACAACGCAAATCGTATGGCAAGAAAACGGCTGAGAACGCGATGCTTAAACTGGCGCTGAATGGTGTGTATGGCGACTCAAACAACCAATACAGCCCGTTCTTTGACCCGATGTACACCATGAAAATCACGATCAATGGTCAGTTGTCGCTTTGCCTGCTGGCTGAAAAGCTGCTGACGATTGAAGGTTTGAAACTGATTCAGGTGAATACGGATGGTGTTACTGTCGCCCTCAAACGTAATACACGAGAGCATTACGACAAGATTTGTGAAGACTGGCAGAAGCAGGTTGGTTTGCAACTAGAGTTTGCTGAGTACGACAAAATGTATATCAGGGATGTCAACAACTACATTGCCTTATACACAGACGGTAAAACGAAGAACAAAGGTGCTTACGAATACAAGGATTTGGGTTGGCACAAAAACCATTCGTCACTGGTGATTCCAATGGCAGCAGAAGCGCACATGCTTCATGGGGTTGATATCCGTGAGTTTATTACAAATCACACAGAGAAGTTTGATTTCATGCTTCGCACAAAAGTGCCACGCAGCAGCCGTCTTGTGCTTGTAATGGAGGATGGTACGGAAATCCAGCAGCAGAATATTTGCCGTTACTATCCGTGTAAGTCAGGTGGTAAACTTGTTAAAATTATGCCTCCGTTGGAAGCCGGTGGCGAAGAACGCAGGCTTTCTATTGACGCTGACTGGTTTGTAAAACCCTGTAATGATGTGGAAGATTTTGTTGGAGACATTGACTATGACTACTACGTCGCTGAAGCAGAGAAACTGGTAATTAAACCATAAAGGAAATCACATGGAACGCAACTTTAATATCTGGCTTATGGGCCACAACGCATACAACGAAGGAAAGGACTTAAATGCCAACCCGTACAACGGAGCATACTGCGCACATGAAGAATGGGCTGCATGGGACAACGGCTGGTTCGCAGCAGAAGAAGACGAGAAATACAGGAGTAGTATGGAGCAATATGGCTGACGTTGCATGGAATGGACGTACTTATCAACGAGTGCCAGAGAAATTCTTTAAGGAGGAATGATGACAGCAATACAACTGGAAATCAAAGCAGCAGATATTGATGAAGTAGCGGCAGAGTTAGCATTCTTGCGATTCTTCTACAACACTGCTTGTGAGTGGTATTCAGACGGAGGCACGGACGAGGAATACTGGATCAAAGAGGCTTACTATGAAGCAGGCCACACTATTCCCGAGGCGTATTCTGATAAGGAGGAATAATGGCAAAGAAAACATTCGAACAATCTCAAGAGGCTTTCCTAAAAGCTGACGAGCGGTTTAAGAAAGCAAAGGAATCGTTTAATGCTGCTAAGGCGCTTCGTGACGATCTATGTCCGCACACTACACTTATTCCACGAGAACAATATGTAGACGGAAGCTACTACGACAGAGCATATACGGAATATTGGAATGAGTGCGCCTGTTGTGGGAAATGTAGTGAGCGTACCACTGAGCAGCATTCTTGGTTTGGTTGATAAGGAGGACTGATGAAACTAAAGGTAGTGAGACTGCGCAGTAGATATGCCCGAAAAGAAGAGGTGGAGGCCATTTCTCGTGTAAACGCTGTAGATGTTTCAAAACTTGTTCGTCTACCTCGTGAACGCAGCATGAGGATTGCCGCCTTAGTAGAACAGATAGCAAAGAATGCAGATTAAGCGCTGGAAGCCTCGCAAGGACGTTGTAGATGCCACTCATCAAGCCAGCGATGAAGACTACGCAAAGCTTGCCCAAGCCGTCCTTGTAGCCATCATTGAGCGTAAGCGGGATGTTGTGCTGCGCTTTCCCTACTTCGTAGAATTTGACGAGAGTTTCCCAAAAGGCATCATCGTCAAGAAAGATAGCCAACACAACTACTACAAAGCTAAAGTGTGGAAGCTCGCCAACTGGCTCTTCGAGAAGGGCCATCTTCCGCAAGATCATAAGAATATTATGAAGAGTATGCGGGAGCTTGCTTATCTAGAGGGGAGGATAAATAAAATTCTTGACAGCCCTCTAGAAGATAGTGTAGAATGTCGTTTACAAATTGAGGAGGGGAGTGGCGATGGACATTGAAGCAGTAGCTAAGACCTTGTGGAATGCAGAGGCTGACGAGCACAACCAGTGGGATGAGCTTGGGCAAGATGAGAAGAATGATTTCATAGTTAAGATTCTTGAGGATTTCGGCAATGATTAAACATTTTACTGAGGGAGCCTAAAACATGAAAGAAATCACCGACTACATGAAAGCATACATCGACATGCTACAATTGAGCTACGACCTGTACTGTGATGCACTGGAAGATTTTTGGAGTGATTTGCTGAATGGCTAATCGTTATACACGGAATGTTGTTGTAAAGGGCATTCCTCTTGAAGTGGAATTTGAATACTACGAAGGGTTTCCTGCCACACTCGATGAGCCTGAAGCGCCCGATGAGATTTTTATTGAGGCTGTGTTTGTAGACGATTTTGATATCGTCCGTCTCATGGGGAAGAAAGGCTTGGAGGAAGTGGAGAAGGAGCTTTGGAAGATACTGGACAATAAGGAGGATGTTTGAGCGGCTACTATGTTAAAAAGGAAGAATCACGGATGGTTGGGTTTCCTATCTACACTGTAACTATTGAAGGGTTTACTCAAGCTCATCTGCGTAAAGCTTTTGAGGATGCAATGAATTCAGAGTTCCCAAAACTGAATAAGTTGCAAGAGCATCTGTACGGCTCCCAAGCACACTCATTCACCCGTGAGATGCTGAAAGATATTGTGGACAACAATCGCGGAATGGGGAAAACCACTGCGCATGCGATGAAGCAGATTGCGGAGGCAATTCAGAATCCGGGCAAGGAGATTATACTGTTCAACGATGAGAACTCTACAACTGCTGCTGGTCGGTTTTACATCAACGATGTTGTGAAGCCGATGATTGAGAAGCTTGGTCTGAAGTTTATGGTGATTTCTGATACTAAGCAGACGCTGAAGTTTGATGTTTAACGTAGCTCATGCGGATCATGGGCAAGGCTTGCGCAAGCTCTGCGCATTTAATTTAAATTGAAAGGAAATATAAGTGAAACCACGTAACATTAATGCTCCTGCTGTAAATTCGGATAGCGCGGAACGCAAAGAGTTTGTCCCAATCATTCCTGAAGACGGTTTGCAAGCTGTTCAGATTGGTCTTCTGGTTGATCTTGGCTCGCACAAGAAGCAGCCTAAGTTTGCCAAGGACAACGCTGGCAATCGTGAGAAGGATGAAGACACTGGTGAAGACAAGATTCTGTGGCCCAAGGAGAATGCTGTAGAACAGAAGATTGCTTGCTATGTTGACCTGCTGGACCAGACGCATGACTACGAAGGTGACATTGGTGTGAAAAACATTCGTCTGCCTCTGCACCCTGTTAGCCGTGGTATGTCGGATGGCCTCAACTTCACCACTGTAGCCCCTCGTGACCCGAAGACGAATGCTTACATTAAAGGACGACCTTGGATTCTTGCATCCACTTCGCAATTCTACAAGATTGCTGGCGTTGTGAAGTATGAGAATGGTGAGAAGGTGAGTGATGTTATTTTTAAGCCTGATTACAAGAATCCTAAGCTTAACGACATCGCACAACTGCTGGGTAAGCCTTTCATGTTTAATCTGGATGTCAAGGTGACGGAGAAGGACGACAAGAAATTTGTCAACACCAAACTCAAGTCTCCTGTGCCCCTGATGAAAGGCATGAAACCTGAGCCTGCTCTGATGCCTGCTGTGTCCGTGAATTTTGATGACGACGATCTGCTTGAAGTGAAAGAAGAGCTTGGTGGTGTGGCTAAGTTTGATCTGGTGCGAATTGCTGATCTGCGCAAGATTGTTCTGGCAGAGGAGTATAAGGGCTCCAAGATGCGTGAAGCTGTTCTGGAGCGCATGGGCGAAGACGGCGAGAAAGAGCTGATTGCTAAGGCCAAGGAGATTGCAGAGAAGATTCTTGAGTCGGATAAGGACTTGCAGGAGATTCGTGCTAAGTATCCTAATGGGCAAGGTGGTGCAGTTTCTGTCGAGCCTGCTACGAAGCAGCAAACTCCTGTAACTGACCCGGAAGACGATGCACCATTCTGATGTAATTTAATTTATCGCCCTGATTCTCGAAAGGGAGTCAGGGTTTTGTGTTTAAGGAGAGCGATGAAAACAATTCTTATCATAGATGGTGACATTCTCAGCTTCCGCTGCGCAGCAGCCAATGAATCACGCAGCATTCGCGTAACACACAAAGTAACAGGCCAGCAAACGCAGCACGCCCATCGAACAGCCTTTAAAGAACACATTCGTGGGAGTTTTGAGGTAGACGAATTTGATGTAGAAGACGTACAAACCTGTGAGGATATCAGTCACGCATACCATGCAATTAACACTTGCATAGAAGCTTGGATGAAATCATGTGATGCGAGTTCTTACGAAGTTTATGTTAGCGGAGATGATAACTTTAGAGACAGCCTGCCGCTGCCTACAAAGTACAAAAGCAATCGTACTGGAATCAAGCCGCTTCAACTGAGTGATTGCCGAGAGTATCTTGTAAAGAAATACAAGGCAAAAATTGTACATGGCAGAGAGGTTGACGATATGCTTGCTCAACGTTGTTACGAAGGTTTGCAGCAGAAGATTAAAACTGTTGCAGTTACCATCGACGGCGACCAACAAGGAGTGGCAGGGTGGATGTACAATTGGACTAAGATGCGCGAGCCTAAGCTTGTTACAGGTCTTGGTGAAATCGAGCTTGTTAAGGATAATAAAGACTTTGATGGTTACGGACGCAAGTTTTACTATGCGCAATGGGTACTTGGGGATGCGACGGACTGTTTTAAACCGTGTGAGCTTGCAAAGAAAAAGTTTGGTGTAGTTGCTATGTACAACCTCCTTAAAGATTGCAAGACCGACAAGGAGTGTGTTGAGGCAGTGTACAATCAGTACAAGATTTGGTATCCCGAGCCTACTACCTACACGGCATGGGAGGGCACAGAGCATACTAAGAGTGTTATTGAGATTATGGATATGTATGCTGCTTGTGCTCACATGAAACGTTTTGAAGATGATGTGTTTGATACGAAGAAGCTTTTAGACAAACTGGAGATTAAGCTATGAGTGAAGAACAAAAGTCCTTCCCCGTAAAATACATGCCTGTGTTAGTGACACCATACAGCAGCGATTTTTACAATATTAAGGACACCTCAATTGAGGGGTGTGGGAAAATCATCTGCACGGCATATTCACAAGAGGTGGCATACAAGATAACGAAGTTTCTTAACGAATCGGAGGGCTATGTCTACAGGCCGTAAAGACGCAAAGCCTTGGGAAGAACCAAACAACCCTTGGGGAAGCGAATCTAAGTTCATTACGTGGGTTCGTGGAGTTCTGAGAAAAGGGTGGTCTAAGTACCCATTGAAGCACTTGTACAAGCAATCCAAGCGACGTAAGATTCCTAACCCGAAAGAGAAGTTCTCCAGCAATCATGCGATGATATGGGGCATTGACTGCGAGTTGTGTGGTGCCCCTCATGTACAGGGAGACATTGAAGTAGATCATATCGGAGACAGCAGCACTCTCAGGAACATGGATGATGTCGAGAAGTATGCAAGACACCTGTTTATGCTCACTTACGCAGACATGCGCTGCTTGTGTAAGTCATGCCATGCGGTCGTCTCTCACATGCAGAAACACCCCAAGATGAGTTTTGAGGACGCTAAGATAGATAAAGAAGTTATCCGTCTTATGAAGAAGGAAAACAAGGAAGAACTTCTTGCTCTTCTAGAGCAGCACGGATATAATAATCTATCGAACGCTGCAAAGAGGAAGAAAGCTTTAGAGGAAATCTTACGAAACGCCTCTTGACAGCAAACAAGAATTCAATGTATAATGTGCATAACAATTTTAAGGAGGGAATAACAATGAAATTGCCAAACAAGTTTAGCTTTCGTCTCAGGTCTAATCCCGGCTTCACTCACAGTGCGAAAGTAGAAGGAGATATTGTGAAAGTGAAGTGGGCACGAGGGTGGGCCAACGAGATTGACGAGGTTCCTTGGGGCGAAACTTATAAGTATGAGGTGGAGGGGTGTGTGAGCGATGGTGGCTGGGTGATTGCAGAAGAAAGTAAAAAGCCTAGCAAGTATCCTGATGTATTCCACTTCATCAACACCATTGGTGGAAATGACAAACTCACAATGACCCGAGATGGCAATGAGTGGCGCTGTTGGCACTACGGGAACATTGGAGAAGAAGGTGCGGGATGTCGATACAGTGAGTCTGAAATCTCCTACAGGTTTGATGGGGGTTGGTGGACACTCTACGAACCCAAGCCACTCACTGCCGAACAACTCCGTCGCAACAAGGAAATCAACGAGCAACTGGCGCAGCTTGACAGCAGCATTAAGATTGCAGAGCAGAACATCGAGCATCATAATAGACTTATTCAGAGTTATGAAGAGCGCAAGGAAGAATTGAAGAAAGGATTGGTGGAGGAATGAGTGATTTCACCGT